TTTACCTATCTGCCCTTGTGCTTGAGCCCGTCCTATGCCTCCTGCTATTTGAGCTTGTCCACTTGCCGCTTGACTGCCTACGCCTCCAAGCGTTTGTGCTGCTCCAAGTCGTTGACCGGCCAAAGCTCCAAGCTGGTTGAATTGTTGCGCTGATTGCTGGCGATCAAGGTTTGCACTGAATTCCGTCAAAGCTCGTAGCCTGTTCGATCCTCCAAGTTGACCCGCTGCCGATGCCCGTTGGTCAAGCGATCTAAAACCTTCCGTTCGAAGATTCCTAGTCGTTGGCGTTTCGAGTGACAGTTGAGCTTGCTGTTGCGCTTCCGGACCTGAAAGACCGATCAAAGCGCGTTGCTGCGCTTGTTCTGGCGTCTCACCTCGGATGAATGGGCTTAGAGCTTCCTCTGTCTTTCCAAACTGTTCTTGGATTAGCCCGATTCCGCGCTCTCCTTGCCGTTCCTGAGCTTCAGACGCCTTTCTGGCGCCCCTTGCTTCAATTAATGTTGGTGCTAGTGCTGCTGGCATCTTGACGCTTCCTTTCTAGTGATTCCAAATTCGTGTTGATCGTAAACTTTCCCGTCTCTCATAATGCTCTTTCGGTTGACCCCCTCTTTCGTAAAACCTGCTTCTATAGCTAGTCGAATCGCTCCTTCGTTGTATTCCGGTATGGTAGCGTTCATCTTCTGAATGCGTGCTGAAAGTGTAGTGAACCATTCGATAAGCTTCTCTACCGATCCCAATGCGTAAAGCGCTCTAAAGGGCTTTAAAATGGCAATATGAGCCTTTACCGATGTAAATCCGCAGTCTGGATGTATAAAGAACAGTCCTGCTAGATCCTCGTTCACGTAAACGCCTAGATACCGAAAATCAGGATGATCCATAACAGGGTCATACTCTTCCTTTATCAGTCCGTCCTCGGAAACAAATGGCCAGATATCATCCTCTGTGATAATGGAAATAACATCGGCCTTCGATAGGTTTTCGATTAGCTCAATCATGCGTCAAAAGTTGTTCCTCCTACCGTTAAAGATAATACGTTGGCCGCCGATCCGAGCGCCCAAATAGCATCTCCTGTCTGCATTGGCTCCGATAGTATCTCGGTGAGCAAGACGGTCTGCCCTGGGCCGATGTCCTTGGTTATGATCGCTTGATACCTGTCCAGAAATGAAGCCCCACTAGGGACCATCTGAAGCGTCAATGCGCGTGTCTCAGTGTCGCTGTTCACAACCCTTGCATTGCTGATCGTGACGCGAGAAAACGAAGACGATACTACAAACGCAGATGTGAGCGTTGCCGGTATCTGGAATCCGCTTAGGAACGTCGTTGCTGGTTTGGTTGCCATGGGTTATTGTGTCTTACTTAACTGTTAAGGAGTTTTCAATGCTAATTGATTGCCGCTTGCTCTACAATAAAGCTCGATACTACTACGTCGATGTTTGACGTACCATCGTTATTGGCGACAAATGGAGCTATTTTATCCCCTTCGGATATCGTAAAAGAACCCTGAGAGATTACGGTTGTTGGGGTTGTGTTTTCGGTTATGCTCCTTGTCCTGGCAGGTGTTGTATATCCTGAACCAGTATCTACCCCCACTCGCATTTCAAGCTGATCAGATCCGCCTCCTACCTTTTCGATAGATGCGACAATCTGAATTTTCATTCTACGATCTATCTCTCCGATATAGGTTATCTCTCCTCCTGTTGTTGTGGTGAAGCTTTCTGCGATCTCCTCAGACCAGTTGGTGCCATTGATTTGCACAAAAACGCCCGAGCTTGTTATGGTCACAGTCTCCGTTACTGTTAGATCGATCTCAGCGATTCTCAGCGAGTTAAGAATCCCCTTACAAGATCTGAACGACCACCTGATGTCATCTCTTGCCACCCCTGACAATGGAGTAGGTACGCTGAACTCAACAGAGGTCATATCCGCAATGATGCCCGTTGCTATGTTGGCGCTTGCCGTTGCGCCAGATATTCCGGTTCCCGCTCCCCTAACAGCAGTGTCTCGCATTATGAAATTGCTGATTACTGATGTGCCTAGATCGATGGCAGTTGCGGTTCCTATGTTGTCCAGATAACCCACAAGGAAGTTCTGGAAGAAAATCAAAGTGCCAGCGATGGTCCATCCATCCGCAAAGAACTGAATGTTTGAATTAGTAATTGAAAGTGAAGTGTCGGTAAGCGTTCCAAGCTTCGCGGAGTTGAAAATCATCATATCCTGAATCACCACGAAATTGATTCCTGATGCGCTGGTCGATGATAGAAGGGTTCCGGTGTTGGATAGATCGATCTTGAATTGCCTGAACTCGAAATCGATATCAGTAGTGGTCATAAACACCCCCGCTCCGGTGTAGGTTATGCTTGAAGCTCCCTCGCCGAAACCGGCAAGCTCCGATCCTAGCGCTCCAACGAACCGATCAGAGGTCGTTAGGTTATTTCCTATGATATAGGTCGTATTCGTAGCCAATGTGATCACTCCACCCGATGGGGTTGGGAAATCAGCCATAGAATTAATTATCCTGGCGTTCGTTCCAATGAATTGACTCATCGGAGTGCGCTCAGTCGTCGCACCATCGATTGCTACCATCGACGTTAGCGGATTGGGCGAACTGTTTAAATCTAGATCTGTGATTCTTTCGGCCATGATGTTATGAAATGAAAACTAGTTTTTCTCCGGTATCGGTTACGATCTGAGAGCCGGTGTCCGTTACCCAGAACTCTCCAACAACTACAGCGTTGCCGTTCCGGTCTGATAGAAGCGTAAAGTTCATACCGTTGGATTTTACGTTCGCGACTTGGAAGTGTTTATCGCCTGGAATCAGAACAGCGTCACCGCCTGCTATTGTTTGCCCCGATTCTGTGATTATTGATGACTGGGTTGTGATGCCTGCCGATTCGATGAAGTAATTCAGATCGGAACTGATCCTAGCATCTGGCAAAACGTATTCAGCCTTACCCGTTGAAACCACTCCGGAATCGCTGGCAATGAGCGTATAGTCAGCGCTCTTGAATTGGATGGTTCTAGGCCCAAGTGCTACGATCTGAGCCTGTAGGCTGCTCACAGCAGGAACCAGAACGCCGTAAATCGCGTCAATTGCCTCCTGAACGAGTCCACCGTCCTCATTGGAGTTGGATCTCAGCAGATCGAAATATGTATCCCATTTGGCGTTTAGTGTGCCGTTTGGATTGAGCAGAGGAACGTCTCTGTTTGGCTGGAATGCTTTTAATGTGCTCATCCTCGGCCTCCTTCAATATCTGCCACCATTTGGAGGATATTCGACCTTACGGGCTCTTCTACAGTCACCCGATGAATTAACTGATATCGGGTTTGTCCCTGCCTCGGCCATATTTGACGCTTCTCGAAGTCGTTCTCCTCACCTAGAGCTTTGGTTCCTAGGTCGTGGAAGGTATTTCCGCCATCGATAGACAATTCAAGCTGCTGCTGTGGATCAGGTGATGCAGTGTTACCCACTCCGGTTTCATTCCTGATTTCAAGCTGATTGACGAATACTGGATTGCCTTGATTGGCGAAGAAAGCTCCTGAAAATTGGCGTTTTACCGTTTCCCCGTACTCCGTTACAAAGTCGCGAGACATTAAACCGATTCGCCCGTCTACGTTGTCGGTAACGATATTCACACCGAATATGTCCGCAACGTCGTTCACTCTCCATCTGTTATCTGCTCCGGTCGCGCGTCGATGCCAAACAGGACGCCCTTGAATTGCTGAAGCTGTCGAGTCATAGACTATGGTTTTGTTGTCGAATGTGAATCCAACGAAGAACGCGCCCTCCTCATTGTACGAGAACGCAAACGCATCTTCCAGCTCTGCCGGTGTGCTTTCGCTAAAGAGCAGATCAATCGCTGAAGTGCTGATCTTCTGAGCTGCCCCGGGACCACCGCGCCAAACGCTTACCCCTTCACCTATGCCGCCGCCCATGAACACATAACTGTTATCATGCTCGATGAATGCGAACCGGCCAACGAGTCCTTTGTCTAACGTCGCGTTTTGAATCCTCTGGAAAGGCTGGCCGCTGCTGCCCGTATTCTGGAAAAGCTCGATCGTATCAGTCCCGAGAATATGCAGCTCATTCTTGATGTTCGCTGGACGGACATTCGGGTCAGGCTTAATTTCAGCAGTGCCAAACTGAAGCCCGTTGAAGTTACGCCCTCCATTTTCCGTGACCAACGACGAAAGGAAGAATTCGAACTGGGTCGTGTAGATGAAGAAGCCATCCTTGCTAGTAACCGCCTGTACTCCTCCTTCCTGCGCTTGGAAGCTTTGATACGTTGCGTCCGTGATAAGTTGGAGCCCGTTCGTCGTGTCATAGAAATACCCATCCCCTCCAGGGACTTGAATCGCTATCGTCGTCCCGTTGTTTGTAAGCGAGCATCTTGCGGGAGTGCCGCTAATGCTGCCAAGACTCGTAACTGTGAATGACGAATCTATCTTGAAGAACCCACCGCCTGAAACGACGTACAAATCACCGCCAAAGATATTAAACCCTCTGCCTGGACCGTCTCCCGCAATGGCTTTCTGCTCAATACCAGGCGTATAGAATAACGCGCTCGAAGACAGAGCCCCTTGGGTCTGCGGAGTTTGCGGATAGTAGCCGACGCACTCCTGAGCCGCTAAAGGCAGAGAAGAGCTTTGGTAGAATCCTATACCAACTGGAAGGGTGATCTTTGGCATTTAATAAGTATCAAATGAAGACCCAACCGGACCCTGTTGACTGAATGTGGACCTTGAGAAAATCAGGCCCGAAAAGATCAACGCTCGTTTCACCGTCGATTGTGTCCGATCCACTCCGATTAATCGTGAGCTTATTCGATCCAGGGTTGATCATCTTTATAAAGAATGCCTGCCCGATGTCATTGGTTGCGTCGTAAACGTCGCTTGATTCCATCATTAGTACCGATCGATCAGCGCCCGAACAATCGACAATCAAGACTTCATCGGTTGAAGCCATCGAAGTGCTTACTCCGACCTGCCGTACATTGTTCTGATTATCCGCTACTGTGATAAGCGAATCGAGAGCAGATGCTAGATTGGTAACTGTAACCAACCGGCTTGAGCTTCCGTTCTCGGTTACTACCCTTACAAAGTCGGTAGCTTGTAGGGATGATACCCTTATTAGATTTGGTTCTTTCTTAGCCATTTTCTTCTGTTAGGTCCCGTTCTAGTCGCTCGCCTTCACCATCTAGCAGATTGTCGCCGTTTGCAGTGAGGATGTCGTCATGGTTGTCGTCGTTGTAAAAGTTGTTCTGATTGCGTGATTCGTTTCTCTGATTACCGCTGCCCAATGGAAGGGTGTCAGGGAAGAATACTTCCGGAGCTTCCACTATCCGCAGTAGTAGAGCGTTGAAGTCGGATAGGATCTGATCCCCTAGCGTTGGGCTGATCTCTTTGCCGTACTCAGGAGCAAGCCTAGCCGATAGATTGCTCTTCATCGCTCCATGAGACCAATCCGGCGTTGTGATAAGGTCGGTGCCTTTGCTAACTAGCGTGTAACCAAGCGGGAGACTCGTTGAATCCCATTGAGTCATCATGTCGTTAAGCTCGGCAATCGCATCTGTGATCTGATTGGCAGTCAAAGCGACCTCGGAATTGCGAACGCCGATCTTACTCAGCGCTGGCTTGATTATGTCATTCGCAGATACCGACATTTTCACCCTCCCAAACTCCCATTGATTTAGCCGTTGTCACCATGCGTTGCTTCATGCTGCGTAAATTATGCTTCGGATTGAGCTTGAGCCCTAGCCAGCGTTCAGCCGTTTCCTTCAGTGCTTCCTTTTCGGAGATCATCGGCAGGTTAATCATTCGCATCCGATCGGTATTGATCATGTCGCACTGCTGGACGTATTCCGAATTGTCGCGCATCGCTTCCTCTGGATGAGCTTTGGCCGGTGATAAGCTCCAACCCTCAAGGGCAAGCTCTGCTGCGTCGATGGCCGTTACAATGCGATCCTTAACCTGACCTTCTACGCATTTGTAGATGATCGCTCGAAATCCTAGTCTATCTGCAAATCCAAACATTATTCAGAATCCTCCTTCTGGTTGCGTTCTTTCCATTCCCTATACTCCTTGGAACGCTTGTCTACGCTCGGCTCGGGATCTAGCTCAAGTTCTGGTTTTTCTCCAAAAGTACCATCTATGATTCCCTCAAGAATCGCTTTGTAGGCATCGACCGCCTTAGTCGGACATTGAAAGTAAACCCCGCTCTCTAGTAGCTCTGCCGCTTGAATCGCTGGCAATGACTGGCATGAAAGATCGCCATCTACGCAACGGTACACGCAATGGCGAGTGTCTCGGTTCCCCGAAAGGAGAGCGTCTTTAAGTCGAATTGGTGTTGGTGATGCGGGAATACTCATAAAAGTGATGTGGAGAGGGACCGTTAAGCCCCTCTCCGTGATTGTTTACTTACTAACCAGTTGTCCGGACCGCAAGGTAAGGATTCTGGGTCTTCACTCCAAACAAGATATCGAAGCGATAGGTGTTGGTATCAGTGTTGATATCGGAATCAGTCTGAACACGTACTGAAACGTTATCCATAGATTCGCGCCCACCCTGGCCATTTGCCAACGTCTCCAACTGAGCGAATGCAACCGTGATCGCGTTCTCCAGGAAGATGAGGTTTTGAGGATGCTGAGCGCCAGCCGCACCAGTCTTGATGACGATAGCCGCTCCATCAGCCGGAATAGAGTCAACGGTCTGGTAAGGACCGGTAACGATGATTGGCGGGCTGATGATCGTTGCGGAATCTCCGGAACTATCAGAGCTGGAATCAGAGATAACTGTGAACGTCTGAAGCTCTCCAACTGTTTCACGAGTACGAGGGTTCACTTGGAACACATCGGCGATTGTGAACACGTCTCCAGCAAGCAAGCGAGAAGCTGCCGCAGCAGTCCATCCCTTGATATTTAGAGTTTGTTGATACGTATCCTTAACGCTGGTGTAGGTAACGCTCTGTGCGCCGCCATCAACCAAAGGAGTTCCGCCGAGAGGTCCAACAGTGTGAACCTTCAAGGACTGACACTTGAGAACGTCGATACCGACATACATCCCGATCGATGCTTGCTCGATTGCACGAGTAGCGATCTGAGTTGGGAATACAGCCTTAAGACCGTCTGCAAGCGCATACGATGCCGCTGGAGTGTAGAAACCTGAACGACCATCGAAAGGAGCAGCAGCGTTGTCTAGGACAGTCGCAGCAGCAGCCACATCGAGAAGAGTCGTTGGATTAGTTCCAGGCGTGCCAGTGAAGAAGAAGATATTCTTGTACTCATCGGCAATCGCATCTTCGACTTGCTGAACGAGTTCGATCATCGCTGGGCGAATGTAGCGTTTCGAGAACTCTTCAATATCAAGAGTAAGCTCCTGAGCTGAAAAACTGATTGCTACGTGCTTGCGAGTATCGAGAACAACAGGAATGTTGCCTTCAATCGTATCACGGATCGTTGATGTGATATCCGCACCTGTACCAGACAGATAGCGAACACGACGACGAACATTTATAGTATCGCCAATCTTGTTAGTGAACTCGGAATCGAGTTGACGGTCTACTTTATCAAGCAGAACCATCGCATTTTTAAGTTCAACCAACGCCTCGCGGGTGATGATCGAAGGATTAAGTAGTGTATTAGTTGCCATTATTACTTATTAACGCCCCGCTGCCGCTTTCTTCTCGGCCATGCGTTGAGCGTAGTACGATTGCATGCCACTGGCGTTAGCCGATGACTCAACCGGACCACTTCCAGCGTTCGACTGATCGATCACAGGAGGGGCGTTCGTTATGTTTGGTTTCGGTTGCTGCCCTGAATTATTGTCTGAAAACGATGCTTCGATTTTCGCAACTTCACGAATGGCTGAACGAGGGTCCATGCTATTGATTTGGGATATCAGCTCTGGGTTCTGCAATAAATGCCGGTGAACCTGTGCGCCTTTATCTGATTCCTTCAATTCGCTCTGGAGGGTGTTGGACATCAGGATATCGGCGTTAGCGTCAACTAACTTTCCGTATTCTGGGTCCTCAACGGCAAGACGGTCTGAGGCATCGAAAAAGTTGTTATGCTTATCCTTTGCTTTCTGATCTGCGCTTTGCTGCTCCTTCTGCGTCCTATCATCGTCAATGCCTGCTTTTACCCCTTTTTGAATCTCGCCGCTGATGTAGCTGCGAAGTTTCTCAGGATCGTACATGGCATCATCAAGATTGACCGCATCACTTCCGTTCTGCCCTGGTTCTGTTGCGGTCGTTTGAGTCTGCGTTTGCTGGCTTGGAGCTGGATTACTTTTAAGGGCTTCCATTTCCGCCTGTAAACGTAGGTTCTCGCGTTTCGCTTTCCTCTGTTCGAAAGCTAGTGTAGCAGTTGCTTTACGTAGCTTTTCCGTCTCGTTATCTTCGGGCTGTGATGAAGAGTCCTGAGGCGTTCTATCGTCTGTTAATGGAGTGACGTTTTCCTGAATCTCACCTGTGTTTTGGTCAGGAATGGCGGAATCCTGAGTTTGCGAAGTTGCCGAATCTTCAGTACTGGCTGTTTGTGTGTCTTGTGACATATCTCGATTTCTCGGTGTTTTGGTTGTTATGGTTAGAAACTACAATTAGACATAATGTAGAACTGTAGGTTTTGTAAAGTCTATAGGTTCTGGCTATCGTTGGGCGTTTGGATCTCAATTACCGATCGGCGAACCTCGTGCTCGTTCTTCAGCGTTTCGGATCTCTTCTTATCGGTATCAGCTTCGGTGTTCTCGACATCGGCAATTGATTGCTCTTCTTCCGCAGCTTGCTCAAGTGGTGTCTTCTGGCTGTTCTCGATCTCGATCTGCTTGGCAGTGTTATCCAGCTCCAGCTTATCGTTCTTGAGCGCCTGCTCTTCTAGCTGTTGCTCAAGCTGCTTCATCTGCATCTGTTCGAGTGGAGAAGGTTGTTGCTGCTGTGGTGCCTGAGCCGCTTCCTGCTCCTGGTTGGCCCTGATCTCGTCTTTTGTTAGATCGATGAATCCTTGAGCCGCTCCCACCTTGCGAAGTCGTTTGGTTAGTTCTTCGGAATCGCTGAACTGTAGGCTTTTCGCAATCAAGTCAGCAGACATTGCCGCCATCGTTGGGTTATTGATTCCCAATTCAGTCAGAGCGTTTACTGCCTCGATTCGCTGAGTCTTGAACGATGGAGCTACATCGACCGTCACATCGTATTTATCCTGCGTCAGGTTGTTGAGGGTAACCATTTGGCCGGTCTCTTCATCAAGAACCTCTTCATTGATCATCACCATCTCGGTCTCTCCGTCATCCTGAACGATTCGAACCTGTCGCTGCGTGTCGTAGATCTTAGGCATCAGATCGACTAGGATTTCCCCAGTGTACTGAATCGACATCGAAAGGTTCTCAAGTAGCTCGAATGTTGCGCTGTCTCCCTGAGCCTGTTGTGCTAGGATAGCCTTTCCGCTTTGGTTGCGTGGATTATCCCCTAGTGACACATCGAAGAGCCCTGTCGCGTCTTGGATGAACTTGTCAGCCATCTGGATCTGTGTGATCTGCGCTGAGTTCACAGCAGGAGCACCCGTTCTACGTGGAGCGCCTGGTGCTTCTGGGTCTGCGTTGTAAGACTGAACAGGCGCATTGCTGACATTCATAGCCTTGAGAGACTGTGTATGCCCTTCCTGTTGTCTCGGGGTCATCCATATTGGATCTTTCGGAGCAAGCGCGGTTGCCTCTAAATTGCTGCTCACTGAGAAGTTGAGCATCCTCTGCGGATCTTTAGCGAAACGGATCAAGCCTCTGTAGTGGTGATCTTCGCCGATATGCATCTGGTAGCCGTAATCAGGAACGATAGGAATGAACTTGCCCGCCCATTCATTCGGGCCGCTTAGAACATCTCCACCGCTGATCTTGTAATGGACTACCTTGTGAGAATCCCGCTCTTGGATCATCTCATTGCCTTGAGGCGTTTTCTGAATGGTTATGCCTGCCTCAGCCAACTCATCTTTCACCTTCTCAAAGTCATCGTCCATTACATAGACCTTGCCGTTGGTCATCTGAACGATCTTCTTCTTGACTGGCTCTTTTACCCAGTAATCGGAAATACGAACCCTGTCAGCTCGGAACCAATTGCTGATACGTCGAAAGAATCCTGATCCTGACTCTGAGATCGAGTCTGCTGCAAATTCAGGCCAACGAGCATTGAAATCCTCAAGGCTTACCCAATCATCATTGAAGGCGTATCCAGCATCCCTCTTATCGTATTCGACTGCTGAAGGGTCGAATGCAACGCGACTCACCCCCGAAGGAATGAACTTGATTCGGATTTCTTGATCGAGAGTGTCATCGTCTGGAGCCTTGGTTATTACCTGCCAGAACCCCGCCCCGCCCGTCGCTGCCTCTTTAAACGCTGCATTGCGGGTATTTGAAAAGTTTGACTGGTTCTCGATGTTCCGGATGATTCCATTCATCGTTTCAGCCGTTTCCTTTGTCGCCTCTCCACCCGCTGGCCGGACCTTCGGACTAATACGGTTCTGCATCTGGTCGCCTACAACCTTATTGACCATCAATTGAACCTTGTTGAACTCAAGGCGTGGCCGGTTCCTGCGACGACTGCGGCTTAGATCATCCCACTGGGCGCCCTCTATCTGAGAGAACCGTGTATCCTCGATGGCTCGGTCTCTTTGGTCTCTTCCAACGCTGAACGCTGTATCATGGCGTTTAATGGCCAACGTATGCACCTTCCGTAATGCTTCGGAGTCCTTCTCTGTCGTCTCGTTTGTGAAATCGTTTTCCATTATCTTTACAGTCTAAAATTTGTGTTTCATTGGCCGACCCGATAAGTAAAACCATGCGACATTCGACGCAAACGAGTACATGAATGGGAACAGTGCAACGTGTCGGGTTGTGTCTTCCACTTCCTTACCCATCTCCGGTATCAAATACTCCGTGAGCTTTGCCTTATCGAACGAGAACCAGGCGAAGAAGCCCTGGTCCTTTGGAACGAAAAAGTGAATCGTGACATCCATGAACATTGGGAGCATGAGCGGAGAAACGACGATGAACACGCAAGTGATAGCGAACATCCGGTAAACCCAGGGACCGCCTAGAGATTCAACGTGATTGGCTGCTGTCGCCATCGTATCGGCCCAATTAGCGTGATCCTGATCCTTGCGTTCCGTCTCTGCCTGTTGGGATCGTGCAAGAGCTGAAGCAACCATGCCGAATAGCCTGATGCCAACTTGAGCAGTCGCTCCTGCTCCCCCCAGAGCCATTATCGATCCTGCGTCCATTAGGAGAAGAATCCGCTTGAAGACTGGACGCCGCCGCCAGATGGGGCTGTTATTTTCACGCCGAGAATTGAAACATCAAGAATTCTATCAGTTGCGTCAATATCCGTACATTGTGCCCTCGCTGCAATTCTCGTCCCGGAGGGTATAGGCGCATAGATACTGTACCACACATTTCCTGTTTCTGCGGTAGTGTTTACGGACATTACATTAGGGACTAAGACCACTTCGGAAGCAGCGGAGCCAGTACCGATGTCAACAAGCGTTTTTGATCTGGTATTTGTCACATTATTATTAGATCGCCCAAGACAGATAACTAGAAAATCAAAGTCGTGAGGAGACGAGGAAACCAGCTCTGTCCAACTGCCTTTTGTGTTAGCCGTTCCGCCTGGATCTACGTCAGTTCCCTGACCTCCTGAAGCCCCAACTAGAGTAGCCTCTGTTGAGGTTCCAAAACTGTCATCATCTGATAAAGCTACGCTACATTCCACAACCGCGCTTGAATCCGTAGACATGCAGGCAATTGAAACCCGAGCGCCCGATGCTATAGTGAACGGAAAGGTGACAGCTGGAGTTTGATATGAGAAGTCAGCTTCTCCGTTTCCCCAGTATGAAATTGAAAATTGATCCACCTCTGATGCTACCGCGCCAACCGCAATGAATATTTCAAAATTAGAGTCAACCGTCAGGTTCGCAACGGATAACGTAATAAGGCTGCTCTCTCTGGCTGTAGATGAAATAAATTCCACATACGACCCTTTTACTCCAGCCGATCCAGTGGTAACATCTGTTAGCGATGAATTGGATGTGTCTGCCCCTGCAAATTCAATAGCCATTACGCGAGTATCTCCGCTTTCCGTTCTGCTGTTATGACCCCATCAACTACGAGCAAATCAAGCATCTGTCCCGTCACTGGATCGTCCATGTCAATAGGGTCTCCCATGTCTCGAACCCCTGTTAGAGCGTCCTTAACGGTCATAACGCCCGCCGTTCTGGTTGCGTAGTAAATCACTCGTTCGGACTGAGTAAGCTTCCCCATGAACTGACCGATTGAAAGTAGTCGGGAAGGTGGATTTTGGTCGTACTCAAGCGCTGAGGTATTCCAGATTGTTCCCTGATCGCCGCGCTCGTCAAATTCCTTGATAGCAAATCCCTCAGGGACCGGATCGGGCATGTTCGTCATCAAAGCACTAGCCCCGCGCTTCTCTCCTGTTGCTGTGTTATAAATTACGTACCACATTATTAATTTCTCGTTGCTGGAAGTATTAGCGTTGCGAATTCAATATCCGTTACCGAATCGACGTTGATTCTAAAAATATCCCCTTTTGAAAAAGTCTTTGTCCATCCGGTCAGAGTCGTGTCCTGCGACTTGATCGCGGTTGTTATTGTAGGTTTCGCTGATGCCGTGATCGTGTTTGCTACCGTTGGCGGGTAGTTGGCGTAAGTGTCTTTGTAGATGTCGAAAACAATGCTACCCGTCTGGCCTGCCAGAACCGTTGCCTCCGTGAACTCTCCGTTCGCAAGCGCTACGATATTCAACCGAAGTTCACCTGTCGCGATAGGAGTGCCGACGCCCGAGCTTTGCACGTTGACCTGGATTCCGCCTTTGCCTACGAGCTTCTTCAATTCGGTAACTGTGATCTTCTTAGATCGTGCCTGACCCGTCTCTGAGTTGTCCCAGATGTAGAAGAGATCCACAGCATCATCGACGTTTACTGCTGTTTGTGCCGTTAAGCCTGAAACGTTGCTGTCTGCCATTTACCCGAGTGTTAGAAATGAGCTGCCATCGCCTAGAAGGAGTCTGCTTAAGCCATCACCCAAAAGGAGGAAGCTTTCCCCAGGTGCCGCGATGCCGAAAACGATTGGATTGTGTGAAAAGATCATAGTCGAGAAATTTGGTATGCTGTGAAGTTGTCCCGCATTTCCTGCGTAACGTTTCCTGATTCGAAGAGTGGTTGAACTGATTTCCAGTATGCAAGCTCGCCCTCCTTGGCTCTGGTTGTTGACTCCGCTTCAAGTTCCGATTCAGTCTTCTTGCGAACGGTCTTCTTGATCCGGTGCGAGTCTCCCTCTCTTACTTGGGTTTCGTCGTAGGTTTCATCCAATAGCGTTGATGGTGTCGCATCCTCCTTGATTGGGAGATACTCAGCTGATTCAACGCGAACGCCTTGAAGCGATCGGCCTGATGGGATGTGAACCCCGTTTACGTAATATGCTAGGCGTTCACTCATTAACTGTATGCTCCTGATGGGAAGGTTCCGAACATGCTAGTTCCGTCAGATGTAAAGTATTGGATGAACACCGCTCCCCCTGCTGTTGGTTGCGTTGGAGCTGTTCCTCCTGGCCATTTATAAGCGCTACCGAATGCCAATGTTCTAGTTCCTGTTACATCCTGCTCGGTTCTGAGGATGTAAGTTCCTCCTGCTTTCATACTGGTTGGATTATCTAGTGTGCGATTACCTCCAAGTTCTACAGTGGCGACTTGCTGAGTATTGAGGTTCCATGAGATGTTTGCGCCATCTGAGAGACTGACCTCATTGAAATTCTGCTGGCCGGTCCATTCCGTCGCAACGTTCAGCTTGGCAATCAGTGCGTTGAAAGCTTCGACATCCGAACCGATCGCGAGCCCTAGATTCGTTCTGGCTGTTGATGCATCACTTGCTCCTGTTCCACCATTAAGAACGGCCAGATCTGTGCCGCTCCATTGGTCGTTATTGACCGTTGAAAGCACTGCCAATGCCGCAAGCCCTAGAGTGGATCGTGCTGCTGTTGCATTCGCATCGTCTAGGAGCGTCCTTGCAAATGCTGTGAGGGTAGCGACTGCGTAAACGTCTGATGCTGTCGCATAGATCATCCTGTCAGCCGATGTGGTCAAACCAGCGATGCTTTGTAAGGCTGCGTCGAATGCTTGAACGTCTACGCCTATTTCAAGGTCGATGATTGATCTAATGCCAGCGTTGTTAAGCGCTTGCATTAAGTTATCTACCGCTGTCGAGGTTGTTAAATCTGCCATTGTTATGCGGGTCTTTTGTAAAGGTCTACGCCTCCAGGCCTACGGTAGAAGTCTACACCGCCTGGGCGTTTGTAATCGAACACTCCAGGAATTACCCCTATTGGAGTGCTTCCAACTAGCGGAGTGCTGAGGCGCGTTCTGATCCTGCCTGTGGGGATTAGCGTTATGCTGGCTTTCGGCATTATCCTACGAGCTTTGTCTTTAGATCGTTGTGCGTTTTGGTCGTTGGGATGACCCTAGTTGTCAGCTTTGCCATTATCCCTGATCCGGTGAGTAATCAAACTCGGTTCCCGTTCCGCCGGTGAGAGCAGTCGCTTTGAACACTGCATCCTTCATAAATGGGATCGTGTAACTCGGGTCTGTTCCGGTTGTGACTAGAGTGGCAAAGAAAGCCATATCCTTATACTTGGCTTGAATTGTAACCGTCTGATCTGTGAGGATTACCGCGTTTTTTCCCTGCAAGAGTTCATACTCTGTACCTACTACCATTGGTGTTGACATAGTTTATGCCTATGGAAGCGTTTCCAAACTGTCAAGAAAGGACATTATGTCTAATCAAAAGCAAAAAGAACGCTTGAGAAATGAACCCTCAAGCGCCCTAATCGTTAAATGTCTAGTTTAACTAATGACGAACAGTGCGATACCGAATCGCCTATGCAAGAAGAATGGCGAGAAATCGCAGGTTATGAGGGGCTTTACGAAGTCTCTGATGCAGGGAGAGTGAAATCGTTCAAGCGATCAACTCCCAAGATTCTTAAGCCTAACATTAATCCGAGCGGATATCCCAAAGTTACGTTCTGGAAAAAAGGGAAAGAATCTAAAAAATATGTCCACCGGCTAGTTGCTGGAGCATTTCTGTTAGATTTTACCAAGGATCTTCTGGTTGATCACCGGAACGGAGATAAATTGATTAACAACCTGTCTAATCTACGAATGGTTAACCCATCAGGGAATCATTTAGGATTCCGCCGGAATGGGAAAGGCAGCTCAAGTCAATTTCGAGGAGTCAGTTGGAATGAAAACGCCAGAAAATGGCTGGTTCGTGCGAATCTTCATGGGAAGGATTACTATATTGGAATTTTCCAAAACGAGGACGAAGCGGCTAAAGCATGGAACAAGAAAGCAACTGAACTAGGCTACTTCCCTGAATCACTTAATAAAGTGTAAATCATAATCTTAACTCCATTCACTGGAGAAGTTGATCGGCGTGAAATCAACCTCGATCGGCTTGTTCGCGAATACCATTACCAGAGCATCTGCCATATTAGGACTGCGAAGACCCCGTTTTTGCATATCCTGCTTTGATTCGATCTGGATGAAACTGTTCTGGCCTCGCTTCCGTTGCACCCTGGAAAGCTCCGATTTGAGGACCATCAGATCCTTGATATCGCTCGAAAGGCTTATCATGTTCTCCGGTGAAGTGAAGATCCCCTTCTCGACTGCGTTGTAAGTCGCCTCGAATCGATCTCGCAGACTCCACCACCATTGAGCGCGTAGGTTCCGAAAGGTATCTTTGTTGGTCTTCTTGTTCTCGACTGTAGCTGCCGAGTCTTTCGGATACCATTCATGGGGCCAATCAACCGCATCATTGCCCAGGTAAGAGCGAATCTGAATGCCTTTGCCCTCGATGCGAGCGTCTAGCCCCATTTTGACCGCTGAACCGACTCCTACACCATCATAGATGACTGACTCGGCTCTGAAGTCGTATGCATAGGAGAACGCCTTATCGACTGCCTCCGGAATCTCGCCGTCTAGCCATTGAACCACATCGGTCACAAGCGAACCGTGACGCAGGGCGATTGCTTTTGCATCCTTGCCAGAGTCAGCAGGGTCGAAACCAAGCGCTTTGATTCCGATGTCGAACCCTTTTAACGTCTTGTGCGCGTCAATCGCTGCATCGATCCAGTGAGGTTGGATGATCGAGTCTCCGTAATCAGCATTGCATTCGCCTTCCCAGATCCAAGGCGCTTCGGTCGGACGGTTCTTGTAGTCGTCCTCCATCTCATCCCGAAGGACTTGCGAGAACCATGGGTTATCCTGCCAGCCAACCTTAACGACTATCGAATTCTTTGGGGGCTCATTGATGACGAACCGCTGATGTGTCGGGTCCATTTCATCGTAAGGATTGTAGCTCACCCATATCTCAGGGTCAGGCAGTCCTTCAGATCCTCGAATCGTTGCCGGCAGCACTCTCCATGAGTGATCGCTCATCTTCTGAGCTTCTTCACACCAGCAGATCGTGATACCTTCCATCGACTTGATTTCGTCAACGTTGTTCGAGATACCGGCAAAGACGATCTCTGTTCCATTCAAGCCCTTGATGATCGTCTTTTGCACCTCGTAGAACTTACCAAGTCCCATCCGGTCAATCTGAGTAGATAAGAGTCTGTGTACTGACTCCTGGATCGATTTCTGAAGCTCACGAGTACAAAGTATGAAGTGCTTCTCTTGAGCCCCTTTAAGTAGCAATGCCTGAGCGATGGCCCAACTTTTGCCGCTCGCCCTCCCGCCGTAAAAGACCTTGTACCGGTAAGGAAGCGCAAGAGGCTTGAAGGCTGATGCTATCTCAATCGGCATCCTTACTCGAATGAAATGCTATTGATTGGTTACGATCCCATTCCTCTCGGCAATAATCACTCCAAGCTTGGCAGAGTTTCATTTTAACATCCCAGAGTTTCTTTTTAGAATCCAATGTGCTCATAGTGCCGCATTCCAAAATAACGTAAACCTCTCCATTAATGAGCTTGATTGTAAATTCAACAGACGTGTATGAACCTTGGATGCCGCTGATCCCAATCACTGATTCAAGATCAACCATGACCTCACCTCCCATCGGCCCAGGGTCAACGATGTAAATCCTATTCTGTTTTTCCTTCATCTTTATTTCTCCCCCTTGTCCGGACTCACCCAATCAACCTTCAGGTTCAATTCGAGGTTAGAGCCATCTGGATTCGCAATCGTATTGTCCGTTTTATCATGGTATCCATGCTTTCCCAAAACCAGCTTCGATATTCCAGAATCAAACGTCCGATTTAGTCCATTAGCCAGTAGAATAAGCTCCTGTTTTCGTAGTACTTTGTCTAATATGTTAGAAAACTCTTCCTTTTCTGGGTCCTTTGCCCAAGCGTAAAGCGTCTCTCTTCTGATGTCTAAATGATCAGCTAATCCAACGTGAGAAGGCATGATTTCAGGTATCACTTCATCGGGAGTTGGAACCCAGTCGTCAATGTATGAGTGAGCCTTTTTGATCAGCTCTGGCGTGTACTTGGTTGGTCTTCCTCCTGGATGTGCCATTATTCCGATGCCTCGTATTTAAAGGGCCGTCTGATTGTCATTGTTTCCCTTATCGTCCCATTGGCACATTTCTCAGCCAGCTCCGAAACGCGATGGTTCATCATCCGTTGAGCCTGATTGCGTGTAAGTTTGATCCCTCTGTAATGCCGCCCAGGAAATGGATCGTGCTCAGCGACCACCTCTTTACCCACTACCGCGAGCCCTACAGCCCCCGCAATCCGTTTCAAAAATCCTTTTCTATTCATATCCATATTCCTTAATGCAATCTATGTGCGTTTACCGTCTGTTTACAAACTGTTCTCCATCAACGCCCAACCCGTTTAATCTTGACACATCGGTTGCTTTATTGGCATCGAGCGTCTGCGAGATAGACTGATCATCTGCCTGATTTATTCCTCGATGGTCATTCCGTCGTTCGGTTGATAGGTCGATCCTTTTCCAAGTACGATTTCCGATTGCTCCCCGTTTACTTCGTTGATTGCAGTCAATGTTGCAGGCGTTGATCCAGCGTTCATTATCTGAATAACGTTCTGGCCTTCCATGCTGAGTTGAAAGTTGCCGGTGAGATTAACTTTTGAGATGTGTACCATGTTATGTGATTCTACTTTTCTTCCGTTTTGGTTTCTTGGCATTGGTTGCCGCGATTAGTCGTTTCGCTGATTTCTTGGCTCTGGCTTTACTGGCTGCTCGTTTGGCTGCTGTGTGTACTGGCATTGTGTTTGTGAGGTTGTGTGATTGGGTTGCGATAGTCAATCCTCTACGATTTCCGCCTTATAAACCATTCGATTCAACGAGCTTCGTCCTTGATCTCCACGTTCTACGAATTAAGGTTTTGGTTGAAACGAACACGGTTCTTGATCGGACGGCTTCACACAGTACGCATCTGAGGTTTTTCCGTGTTTCTTCATTCTGTCGATGTGCTTCTTTTTCCACTCGATTGCATCCTCACGCTTCGCGAATGGGTTGCTTGTTTCCCACCATATACCGTAGCAGCGTTCCAGCACTACGAAAGACTTGGTAGAACATGACATTCCAGATAATTCGGACTCTGCCGCGTTCTCTGGTTTGTGGATTTCGGTTTTAGGTTCGTCTTTCATATCTGAATTCTGGGTTATGTGGAACAGCGAACGCTTTCCATGTGTTTCTGTGCGGAGCAGTACGCTCGCCGTTCTCCTATCAGCTCACACACTTCATGTCTAAGTCTTGAGGTGTCCTTGCCGTGCAACTCCTGCTCGATGATCTCTAATGCCTTATTCTTGGCCATTTCGTTCGCTCTACTCTGCATATCGTCGAAGTGCTTCTCGCAGCACATTGCTTGTTTTCTCGCTAGTTCTGTATCCATAATAATTTACATAACAAATCGGTTGAGGAGGAACGCCGGTCAGCGCTCGCGGAGGGATGCATGTTAGCGGCGTCCCTCACCTCCAGGTTAGGGGATTAATCCATAAGCATTTTCCAAAGTATCAGTAGTCCAACGACCACGTTCATATCATCAGTGAAGCACACTAGTAAAAGAGCTATAAGTAATCTCATAAATATATCCTAACATTTTCATTGAGCCAACACTCTACTACGCCGCGTCCGAAGGTGGCTCTTTCCTTCGTGCGGCTCATAAATGAGGTTCTACGAGACGCAGTTATTACCGCAATCCGTATAGTATCCGCAGGCCGAGCAGCGAACTATGTGCCCACAAGGATTGCGTTTACTTGGCTTGGGCTTTTCGCATAGAACCCGAGTGCATTTCCTGCACGACACATAAGAGTTCGATTTATCACTGCTCTGTTTCTCGTCTTTCATCTTAGATTCCAGTCCCCCGCGTTAGTCGCTACGACCTTGGAACCGCCGCGTATCATCCTTGAAGCGATTCTCGCGTCTATCTCCTCTGCAATTTGTCCAAGAGGCTTGTTGGTGGTGATGATCGTCCATTTGCCTAGTCTCTCTTCACATATCTTGGCGTAACAGTCGGCAAGGTATCCGTTAATGTCACGAGGACTGCCGAGATCGTCAATGACTAGGAAGTACGCCTCGCACATTCTTCTCGTGTATGTCCAGTTTGACGCCTTCTCACGGTCGATGATGTCCTTGCATTTGACGAACATGATGTCCCTGAGCGCGATCACGTAGTTTGGAGGTGGCTTGTGGATTCTGAAGTTCTTGACGGCCCATTTGTGGGTTATTTCGGATAGCATCGACTTGCCTGTGCCTGAGTCGCCTACGATGGTAAGCCACCTTGGAGCCGATCCTGTCGCCATGTCTTCGCATAGGCTGTTGAAGCCGCCAAGTATCGATTCCAGCTTCTCATCGCCTACTGTTTGGAAAGCATCAAAGCAGGGATCTGGTATTGCCTCCTGTTGCGTTGGCGTAGAGATGTCCCTTTCCTTCGTTGCATGTGCCAGCGTTGCGGTTAACTCCGCGATTTGTCGTTCCGTTTGTTCGTCCATTGGTTCCGTTGTTGTTTATTTTCTCCGGGAATATCCCCTGCCATCCGTTTGCGATTGTTTCGTCGATTGCTTGTATGGCGATTTCCTCCCCATGTCCTGCGAGCTTCTTTAGTTGGGTTTCTATGCTCGCAGTGATCAGCTTCTTCATTTTCGCCTGTTTTCGATAGTCGATGTAGAGTTCCCACTTTTCAGCGAATCGATCAGACTTCAGATTGTCGGGATAGTTGAAAACGATCCCCCCTTTCTTTTTCGTTACTGTTACCGTATCTGTTACCGTTACTGTAGCTGTTACGGGTTTTCTAGGATTAATTCTATTCCATTCGCTTTTTTGGGAATTCAAAAAAACCTCTGCCTTTTTTAGGTATTCCTCGTCAAGATCAAACCAATCTCCTGATATCCTACGACTTGAGAATGTATCTATGAATTCTGTCTCTGCCCTTTGTGCAAATGCTGGGCTTGAATTCATAAAATCATAAACAACCAGATTGGCGGTTGGTCTCCTTATCGTGCGCCTTCTCTCGATCAAATCCTTCGTTTCACCGATCTTGTACTCGTTGCTGTATGTATCGTGAATGAGGTAAAGGAAGTGAAGCTTCGATGTTCTCGGAACTTCTTTCCCAGTGACAGATGATATGACAACAGGCCCCTTTGGTCTTCCTCCTTTGGACCCGTTGATACTGCTCCTTTCCCTTCTCTCCTGCCATTTCTCGTCATCTCGCTCAAACTGGAGAATGATCGGTTTCATTAAAAGCTTTGTGAGTTTATCAAAACTGCTGATGTCCTTGCTGTCTTGGTATTCGAAGATCGCTCTGAATAGGACACCTGCCTCTTCATCGCTCAAGTCGTCTACCGTCCCTTTGAGGTCTTTGAAGAGCATGAAGCTCTTTTTCTTGGCGTTGCTCATGTCGGCTGGATTAACAAGTGAATTCAAACCATATCCACATGGTTCCTTTTCTAACGTAGATTTCCCCGTAGTAATCATCACCACAAGGCCCCCCTCTCTGGTCTATCCAAAGTTCATCGAATAGCTCATTGGATTCGAACTGATCATCCCCGCCTGGTTTATCTGCTACACCTAAAAACCTGATAGATGAGCAATCTTCACCGATGTTTTTGGCTACGTATTCCAGCCATTTCATACATTCCTGTAAGTTTTCTATTTTCATAATTATTTCCAATTTGGGCATAAAAAGGCCCGACTCTCCTCTAAGTTGATGCTCGGGAGAATCGGGCTATAAGTCGTTTTTCGGACTTGGAAATAGCTTTTGTCATCGAGCATCAATTCGAAGGGTTGATTAATGGTTAGTTTCGAGGGGATGTCAACTTAGTTGATCCCCATTGATTGATGATCGCTTCTGCGATGCCTGGGTATGTCTTTGAACGTTCTTTCCATCGTTCAGCAGATGGCCCTAGTTTGTTTTGCCCTGAGTCAGTCTGATTGGCCCATCTCTTTTTCCCGTTTACTATTCTAGGCTCAATGCATTCTGTTGATTCCAGGAGCGGAAGACCCTTTAGCCAGAGTCCGGTCTTCTTGCTGGCATCATCTCCGAACTGATGAGGCTGAATGTATTGGTCCGGCTTGCGGATTCTAGTGCTAATGACTCCAACAGGGTTCTCTACTGCGATTTTTGCAGCCGATTGATCTAGCAGGTATGATACGAACTCAAGAGCATCCTCTGTGAGCTGAGGGTCTCGCAATCCTCGCTTAGTCCAATGCATACCGGAGCCGCAAAGGTAGGTGCAAGGAGGGTGAGCAATTATCATGTCAAAATGCTGGCTATCGAGTAGCTCCCTGACATCGCCTTGATGATGATTTGCACTTGAGAAGTGCCAGATGTCATCGGCTGGCAACATATCGCAGCTTGTCGCGTCGTGTCCTGTATCGCAAAAACGCCTTCTCAGTTCGCCTGAGCTTTCGCACGCAATTAGTATTTTCATATTCAAATAAAAGAGGAGCAGGTTTCGACCCGCTCCTCTCTGGGTGTGGTTGAGGATTAAAAATTAATAACGGTGTTCGGGACAAATCCCGCTGCGATCAGATCGACTACAACCGATGCTTGGTCGAGGCTGATCGATATCGAATCGTTTCCGCCGTCGTGGATCGCTTTGATTGCTTGGTTTATGACCTCGGATCGGTGCTCCTTGTCCTCGGCAAGTTCCCGCTCCTGATCGGCTTTGATCTCCGCTGCTCTGTCGGCAACCCGCTTTGCTTCGGCCTGCTTCTCCTGCTCAAGCTTTAGAGCGTCCTTTTTAGCGACTTCGATTCGAGCAACCGTTAGAGCTTCCTGCTCATCGGCTATCTCCTTATCGATGATCTTTTTAGCCTCCAGATCAGCTGCTGCGTCAATTACGGCCTGCTTCTCTGCGGCGATCCTGTCTTCCTTGGCCTTCAGTGCTTCGGCGTCATCGATCAGCTTCTGCTTGGCAGCTTTCGCATCGTCCTCCAGCTTCTTGATCTTCGCTTTGTCGTCAGCCTCCTTTTGTTGGAGCCTGGCAAGTTCGGCTGCGGCTGCGTCGAACTCCTTCACTGTCGTGATCGCTTGATTTAGGTTTTCAATCGTTTGCTTTCTGACCCGATCCTCTTCTTCAGAGTACTCTTCGAAATCTACCTTCTTATCGCCTGACACTGCGTCGAGTCGGTTTTCAAGAGCGGAAAGATTCATACTCTGAAGATTCTCGCCCCACTGCTTAACGCTGTCGATCTTTGCACGGTGCCAATCCTTGCGAGCCTGCTCCTTCGCTTCTTGTTCGATTGAAGCAGCCTTGCGCTTGTCCCGTCGTTCGTCTGACTCGGCGTTAAACTCCTTCAGATACGCTTTAGTGCTCTTCACGATGACCATGTGCGTGTCAATCGATTCAAGAGCCAGCTTGTTCATGTGGACCTTAAAAGAGCTGATACCCGCTGCTAGCGACCTCTCACGAGTGCGTCCCTTCACTGTCGATACGTCGCAAACTTCCGACATCACTTCATTGTCGATAAGTTCGAGGAACTTGCTGGCCTCCGACTTATCGAAGGACGTTGAGAGCATCGCGTGTTTTAACGTCAATGCGGTTTCTGTTTTGCTTTCTGTTTCCATATTCTTTATATTCCTATTTATCCTGTTGTTCTAGTCGTGATTTCATGGCATCCCAAATAGAAGACATTTCGCCTTCGTATTGCTTAAGCTCTTTCGATAGCCGTATGAGACCTCGTAAAAGATCCTCTGTGAATGCGTCTCTTTCTATTCTAATCAATATAGAAGGAAGGCAAGGACAGTATGCGTATATATCGCAATAACCCGTTCCAGATGCTGCCATTTGGTGATGTGCCTGTATATTGCAATAGTCGATAAATAGTTGTTTGTTTAGCAGGTATTTAACATGAGTTTTCGGGCTAGGAACTTTAATTTCTACCAATCCTTTACGCTCTTCGATAAATCCGTCTGGGCTTGCTCCAATATATTTATTAGCATGTAGGACAAACCCCACCTCCTCAACGGATCTACCTGTTTCTTCTTCGTATTGCTTGCGTGCATCGTCTTCGAGTTCAACGCCGCGCTTCATTTCCCAAGTCGGTCTTGCCCTTGGCGGCATTTCTGCACCGCTCTTTTGAGCAAGCTTTTCGCAGATAGCAGAATACGCGGCTCCCTCATCTTTTTTGGTGCGCTTTTCCTTTGAGACCCAAAGACCGCTTTCTGAAGCAGTGAACACGCCTTTTCTGATGTTGAACCATTCCTCTGACCGTTGCGGCATTGTGAAAACTTCCATTATTCAGCCCCCTCCGTTAGTGCTTGTTTTTGGTATGGGTTTTCCTTCGGTGTCTCGTTGACCTTCTTCGCTCCTTGGATGTCGTAAATCTCCTCTGAAGTGTGCATTCCGTTCATTATCTCAGGAGAGTACAATCGGCCAAAGAATGTAGCTGCTCGATACATCAGCATGAGTTCAGGCATGGTTTTCCATTTAGAACCATTCTTCCCCATCCATCCCTCATCGACAGCCATCTTCATTGAGACAGGAGGCCCCTCTACTCGGTCGCCCCATTCATCGATAGCCCAAGCGTGGCAAGTACGATCTGGCGTTCCTGGCTCCCCTGTCTTATCGAACCTTAGACCTCTTGGAAACTTACCGCATGAGTTGATTGCGGAAACAATGAACGAGCTGGACCATGAAGGTTTTCCATGGACCTCATACATATTTTGAGCCACGGCAATTGGCGTTGCTCCGATTCTTTCGGATAAATCCATTGCGATGAGGCATTTTGCAACGTTGCCCCTGAAATCCTTGGGCATGAAGTCGGACTTCGACAAAGCGACCGCCTTTCGTTGAAGCAAAGCGAATGCCTTACCCTCTGGTGTTGATTCGGAAATCAGCTTATCCTCTTTCGTTGGTTCTAGTGCTTTTGATTCTTCTGACATTTTTTATTCTTTCCTTTGTTGGGAATCGGTGCAATGGTGCTCCCGATTCATATATTCATATTCTGGTCCCTCTGGTTGTTTTTTCGCTTCAACCAGGGGGATTTGGGTTTACGGCTCTAGACCTTGAGTGCCATTGCTTCTGCTATCGCGTGTCTGCCTGATTCGAACTCGTTTAGATTTACGCGGTCGATGATCGCTTGGAATTTAGATTCAATCTTACGATTTTCTGCTAAATGTGACTTCTTTTCTGCGTCGTACTTTGCTTTATCTTCTTTATAGGAAGATGGCTCACGGAAAATATCGCGAAGCTTGAATTCAGAACCGCCCCAACTGCCTTTAACTATTCTATCAAAAGCAAGTTCAGATAATCGAGCAGACGAATTAGGCTTCAATTCCATATTCGCAGCAGCTCTTTTTAAGTGAGATTCAAGACTCGGAGCCTTGCATTCACAAACGATCAACCGACTATTGCAGGCTTCTTCTATTCTACTTACTGTGTATTCTTTTTCTTGTTTATTCATATATTATTTCTGGTTTCAATGGTTAATTAAGAGGTTGATATATTGCCCTGATGCGACAATTACGGCAATCAAAATCACCGCTGCTGCCATTATTAAAAGCGCTTTATATTCAAGCTTCTTCCCGTTTTCCTCTTCGTCGTCAAATCTCATTCGGCACCCCCGCATTCTTGAAGCTGCTTTAGCAGGAAAGCCGCAAGCCTTTCCTGTGCTGCTAATTCTCGCATGTATCGGTTTTTTTGACCAGTGTACATATCGACTGATTGGAAGAATAACAAAAAGCCTGCCTTGTCTCTGATTCCATAAGGCATACCAAACCTACGCACTATCCTTAAATCGGTGTCGCATATACTTGTATTACTCACGCTTTCGGCCTCCTTTGAAGTTGACCGTTTGATCGGTTGAGTCGCTTTATCTTGGATGCTAGGACGATATTATGAAACTTTATATCAATTATTTCCTCTTGTGCCTTCAAATTAACGTCACTGGATTCCTTGCCTTCATAGTAGCCAATGATGAAGGAGAAAATAGCGACTAACGAGCACACAATAAGAGGCACTGCCCAGTCACTCATACTTTCGCCCCCAGTCTGCTCATTTCAAGATCGAGCCTGCCATTGGCTTCGGCGATTGACCTTGTGCTCGATCCTGAATGCCCTCGGTTGTTGCAGTAAAAGAATAGGTTGTCTCGTGAATTAGGGAACTCCTTATCTTTTGCCGTGAACTGAATAGACACGTGCTCTATTTCGTTTTCAGCCGCGTAGTCCTTCATATATTTTACTACATGGCTTTCGGTTATCACCATCTCTGGAACGTCCTTCATGCTGGCAAGAGTTGCCTTAACTCGTTCTAGCGCTTCCCGTATTGGGCCTGAAGCTCCGTAAGTGAGTCCAGGTGAGGACATCGCTTGATTAAGCTGCTCAATGGCTTTAGGTAGGCTAATTCGTGCGTTATTGCAAACCTCCTTGGCTTGATGTAAGCAATTGCTGTTGTTTTTAAGTTCCTCGAATATCTCTTCGGGGCTCGATTGCTCGATGTGTTCAATGAGCCATTCTCTCTTTAGTTCTACGTCTTCGTCTGTTATCGTATCCATATTCTGTATTGGGTTAAGGATTAATTCCAAATTGCGATTACCATGCTTACTCCACATGTGAGCAATCCTCCTACGAGTGCTGTTAGTTCTATAATCATAACCATCTCGCTAGGTGTTTTTTTACCATGCATGGCCATTGCTATGTATCCGATTATTGCAATTATCAAAGAGGTGGTCGCTATCTTTTCTGGTATATCCATATTCTGTATTGGTTGAGGGTTAAGATAAGGTTAATGAAACTTCCATGATTTGCTTTGCCAATGACTCGCACTCATTTACGCAATACGCTTCATCTCTGAAAACATCGCCTTTAGATTTATAGTTGAATTTCCCTTTTGTTTCATCTCCTGAATGTGCGCAGTCGTAACCGTACCACCAGGACTCTTCTTCTGATTTAACAGGATAATCTTTACTTCCTTGCGAGTATGTAATTCCTCCGTGAACATTGAACAGAAATTCCGCTCTTGTATTCTCAGGGTCGTGAGAAAGTAAATCAATTGATCCCCTTTTCCCAATCTTCTGATCTTTGAGTATTATATCGGACAGTTCCATTGGGATTATGTAATCGTAATCCTTCCCAAACAACGGATGATCTTTAGGGATGCTGACATATCCGCAGTGGTGCGAACCATGCGCAAAAAGTATAACGGCTTTCGGGCCTGCTTCAGTATTCCATTCTTTTACTATTTTGTGACTCATATTCGTTTCAGTATTCGCTTCTGCCTTCTCATCCTTGAGACGGTCCTCCTTTTCGCACCATTCGTCTTCGGTCATATTATTAGCTTTTAATGGCTTCGATTATCAAAACGATTGCGGCTGTCGGAATGCCCACAAGGATTGCAATACATATTGCGGCCATGGATATCACGCTAAGTATCGCCCCGATGATTGCTGCTGTTTCTTTGATTTGATACCAGCTCATGGCTCCAGCCTCCGATCTTTGCCCGAAGGTTTAAACCCGTGATCTATAGCGAATCGAACCAGGTCTTCAAAGATCACTGCGGTTGGCCGCTGCGCTTTATCCCTCCAAGATTCGAAGACGCTCTTCGCGTTTGCTGAGATCTGGATCTCGTGCATTGTCAGTTTACTGAGTGTGTTGTTTTTCATAGAATCTATTTCCTGAGTGCTCTGTGTATTATTGGATTAACTACGCACGCGCCCCAGAAGAACCCCCAAAGCATGTGATATCCAGCAACTTCAATGCGGAATACGAATTCATCTAAAGCGATTCCTGTGATCCAGACAATTAAGCCTATGAGGATAGTTATTAATCTATACATCATACATCTGCCTCCTGTTGTTGTATTGCCTTCTCGTTTTTAGCCAGAACCTCGCAAAGTTCATTCATTGTTCCCACTGCGATTTCAGCCATTTTCTGGTCGCGGGTTTTGATGATAACAGGCGTGAAAGTCTCTTTCAGTCCATCCGAGTTGACCCGTATGAATTTTCCATAGCTTACTCCTCCAACCCAATCCTGTTTCCATCCATGTTCGCTTAATGGTTCTGAATACTCATCAGCATAAACCCCTCCCTCTTCCGATTCGCTAGCCAGCATCCCGCTTAGGATAGTGGCGGCCATGTTCGCCCTTATGTGCGGGGTCATACTTCTACCTCCTCCATCGGCCCGATGTGTCTTAGTTGCTCTGTTCGCTTTTCGACTACCCGCTGCATCTCTTCGCTGTGTTCACCGATGAACTCCTGAATCACTATAGCTAGAAAATCGGCGGAATATTCATTCGCAGTTCCTGACTCGATTCGTTTGTCTAAAACTTCTCGCTCCTTGTCTGGCAAGCACTCGTAAAGCTCCCAGAGAGCCGCTGTGAGGCGTTTTGAAGCCATCTCCTCAGGAGTGCGTCGATAAGCTTCCTTGATGTCGAAGAAACGCTCTTGATAGCCCTTAATCAGACCCTCATTTCCAACGATCAGGTTTATGTGAGTTATCCCATCCTTGCATTCGGTTCTGCTTTGGATGTGGAAAATATTACCAGCTTCAAAACCAGAGTTTCGGTAGCACAGCAGAGTCTTTTCCGTAACAACGGCGTATTCGTGAGTATTCATTCGGACTCCCCTTTCGCTTTGGAGATTAACGAATCAGCTTTTTTTGCAGCAGAAACTGCTGATACATTCGCTCCGTAGAATGCGAGCATTTCCTTCATTTGGTGAGACAGTTCAATCAGAGCTTCCAGCAACTCAGGAGCGGCTGCGATCAATCGAGCATTTGCTTCTATCTTTGATCGTAAATACTCTCGGCTGTCGTAGTTGAAGAAGCTCTGGACATGGCAAACTTCATTCCACTGGTTCCCCTCATACCCAGCCGGAGCTTTAATATACCGAGGTGTTCCGTGAACTACTGAGTGATTGCTGTCATATTCCCATGGTCCGGGCGTGTGCTTTACTTGGTCTTCTTCCATATTCTATATTCGTTATCGAAAAGCCTCATTGCCTCCGATAAGCAACACAGTGCAGGTCAATCAGCGCTGGTCAATAGCAATCAGCGCTAAACTTCATTAAACTTGACTCATTACGATTTCTTTACAATCACTGCTCCCATCTAAAAGACCCGCGCTGCCTGGAATCTGGGTGAAGATTACGGAGGGAAACCAGAAAGCGCGCTTATCGTATGGAGCCAGTCCTTGACATTCGGGGGCTGGCTCCTTTGGTTTGGGGCTTGAATGATCCTCTCGGCTACGCTTTTGATGCCTGGAAGTACCTCTAGTACGCGACTAGTAAATCTCGATGGACACCGTATGGCGTAGTCGGGAGTATCATTTGATAATTTATGAATGCTCAAGGAGAGGGATGTGATCTTATTGGAATGATCGGGACATAGCCCCAATAGTGAAGCGCCCTTCGGCGTCCCTCGCCTTTAGTATTTGATTTCCAAGCTGTAGCCGTTCGCAGCTCTAAAGACAGGACGGAATCAATCAAACTGTCACCGCACGATCTTAATGAGGCAGGCGATACATGCTTGATCTGGAAAACGTGACAGTCCACTTTTACAGGGTAACAAGGGTGACCGGTCGGCTAGGGGTAGCTGACCGGTCTTTGTTCAATATGAGCTTACGGTCAATCCCCCTCGATAAAAGGATCGCTGACATGTTCACGAAGCAGGTTTCGGGAACATCAGAATTTGATAATTATGGAACAACTAATACTACACCTCATTGGCGACTACATCACGCAAACTGATTGGATGGCCAAAAACAAAACCAAGAGCAATCTTGCAGCCGGAACTCATGCTCTTGTCTATTCGTTGCCCTTCCTGCTGCTCAGTCCTTCTATATGGGGATTTGCTGTGATACTTGGCACTCATTACCTGATTGATCGATACCGGTTAGCTAGGTACGTCGTGTTCGCTAAAAACCGCATCACAGACAAGTCGCTCAAGTGGTCAGACTGTTCGGCGACCGGATACCATAAGGACGATCCTGCTTGGCTGACTGTTTGGCTAATGATCATCACGGACAATACGATTCACTTGACGATTAATTATCTGGCTCTGCATTTGTAATCAATTTTTGCGCATTGACAGTGAGCGCTTTTTGTATCTCATCCAGGGCAAGAGAGTTCTTGACGACTTTGAAGGCCATTTCTGCTTGACGCGGGGATGGCCTTCCTCTTTGTCTACTTCTGTTCCGTCAAGAACTCTGATCGCCGTCTCTAGTATCACACGGCCCTGTGCAACAGCCTGAAGAAGGTCATAGCACTGAATTTGAATGCTCCTTGTAGGGTCGGCGTTGAAAGTAGAAACGCAATTCGAAGGTACAATTCAGAACTTAGAGCAATAAATTGCTAATTACAATTTATGGCGAAGAGGGAAACCGGAAGCAGCCACGATTGAGATTGATTAATCACCGATGAAGCGCAGGCACTAATGGGATTGAACGGCGTTGGATGATTCCCGACATGTAGTGAGGTTAACGACTCGCACCCTACAACGAGCATTCTGAAAGTTCGCCTTAGCGGGTTATGTCCGGAGGGTCACTTAGACTGACTGATTCGATAGTAGCTCAGTGGTAGAGCGTTGGAAGAAACTGGGATTAGTCTCCCTAAAGTATTCCTAAGGTCGTGGGTTCGAATCCCGCCTATTGCCCGCTAAATCGAACTTTTCAAAGCCCCCCAGTCTAAACCGCTTTGGGGGCTCTGATTGTGCAGTGGATCGTAACCACTGGGGATCGACGGTAGACGCTTGAAAGTGCAAAGTCATTGGGGGCTACAGAGCTTGAGTTTACCAAAACACACGTAAAAACTGGAACTCATAATACTGGTTATGTGAATCTCTCTCCTTGCTCTGTAACGGGTAAGGGGGGTTCGAACTCCGTTTCCAAGAATCTTTAACCTGGTTGAATGAATCAATCGGATAACTCAACCAACAGAATACGAATATGACACAGATAGAAATGACCAAAACAGAACGTGGATTCCCATTAGGGAAATTCAATGATCTATACGATCAGAAATGCTCGATCCAGCAGAGCAGCCTAGCAACCGAGAACGCACTATGGTTGGGCCTAGATAATGCAGAGCCAATGATAATGGCCTCTAAGGCTGATGAGAACGGCGTAGAGACCAAAAAAACTACAGGATGGGTTGATTATCCACTGCCAAAGGACGTTTTACTATCAACCCGAATGCATTTGAGCGTTTCGGACGTGGAAAAGCTAGTCGAAGAGTTGCAGCACTGGCTCAAAACTGGAGAGCTTAGAGGATAGAGATCAAAGGATTGGCAATAACTTTAACCTAACATCAACCAGAGAATAAGAATATGATAACCAAAGAGCAAATACAAAAGGCCAGAAAATGGCGGTCAGAGCACGAAGAACACGTAAAAAGCTTCATAGAAGAGGCTACAACGTCCTTTGAGCCATGCAGTGAAGACATCAATCATCCGTACCTATGGAAGGCCGCTAGCTGGAAATGGCTGGATGATCAATTGACAAACCCAGACTACACAGCAGAGCAAAAATGGGATGCGCTCCGAGAAATGATGGATGAGAACATCGTTCTTGAACTGATCGTAAACATGAACGACGCTTTTGGCCCTGGCGCCGATGCAGAAGAGGCCGATAGCAAAGAGTTTCTGAATGGACTAGTTTCGGCATACCTGAATAAAGGACACGAAGGAGTGATCAACTGGGTTAGAATTAAGCGTAAATACAAATAAGAATATGGACCCAACACTGAAAGCCTTCAAATACGCGGAATTCCACCATAGAGGGCAGAAGCGGAAATACACGGGAGAAGATTACTGGGAACATCCTTATGCTGTCGCGAGCATGCTGATTGAGCACATGGAGGAATTTTCAGCCGCCAAAATCACCAATGACATGATATGCGCTGCCTTCATGCATGATCTGATCGAGGATACGGCAATCACGTATTGCGACATCGATAACCATTTTGGGGAATCAATCGCTGATCTTGTTCGTGAATTAACGGACGTTACAACGCTAACAGATGGAAACAGGCATACTCGTAAGGAAATCGAGCGAAAGAGGCTAGCAGAGGTATCTGACGCTGCGAAAACGATCAAGCTTGCCGATCTCATCGACAATTCGAAGAGCATAATCGAGCATGACCCGAAATTCGCTAAGGTATTCATGCAGGAGATGCTTTCGCTAGTTGTTTCGAGCCTCGCTGGTGGAGATGGAATTCTAAGAACCCGGGCTTTGTGGATTTGCAACGAATATGACAAGAATACCAACCAACCCGCACGAATATGAATCTATGGCGACCAATAGAAACCGCACCCAAGGACGGCACACTGATAATAGTCTCCGGCGGAATATGGGGAAGCGACTCCACAAGCTGCGAATTCGAAGCGCCTTTCAGGAAATCTGCCTGCGTAGAATGGGAAGAAGGAACATGGAGCCGATGGAATGATGTAGACGACAAGACGACTTATTACCGGCCTACGCACTGGCAACCGATGCCTGAACCTGTTAAACAGACATGAGAACGAAACGCAAAGCCAAGGAGGAGAGCCTCCAGATCGCCGTGAGCAAGTATTTGCGGCTCCAGTACCCTAATGTCATCTTCACCGCCGAGTCATCTGGTATCCGTCTTACTATGGGCCAAGCGGTAAAGGCGAAGAAGCAACGATCCAATCACAAGCAACTTGATCTCTGGATATTGGAACCAAAGGGAAAGTATCACGGACTGATTATCGAACTGAAGAAGGACGGGGAATCGCCGTTCAGGATCGACAATGGGATGCTCAAATCTGGCGAACACCTGGCGGAGCAGTATTGCACGATCCAGCTCCTGCTTTACAAAGGATACGCGGCAACCTTCTCCGTAGGGTTCGACCAAACGAAGAAGATAATCGACGATTACATGAAACTTGATACGGTGAAATGATGACGCATGCACAGGCACACCACAAAGCCCTTGAGATCCTCATGGAGGATATGATCGTCTACGTTGAATTTGATCAGAAAGGGGCGATGTTTCAGCTACTGCTTGAGGAGTTCTGTGACATGGACAACGACAGAGCACTTGAAACGCTCTCGTGGATGTGGGAAGAGCCATTGGAACGAGCTATGATAATGATAACAATCAACGCAGGCACGAATCCGAAATACTAACCTTCCTTGAGCTTCTTTTCCTTCAACGCGGTATCAAGCTTGTTCTGCTTCCACTTGTACCACTGATCGAAAGCCGAGCATGTTGCGTAGATCGTGAATGTGAAGGCCGTGAACCCGAGCCCTATCACTATCGCGTTCTCCTGTAAAAACGGAACCATTGGGCCAGATCCAGCAGCAGAACCGCCTGAAATGTTCCTAATCGTCTGAGTCGGTGCGTTCATCTGATTTCAATTTTCGAAGCTTATCTACCCTTGAGTATATCGCGCGTATTGCCCATCTCAGCAGGAGTACCACTTGAATCAAAATAAGCAAAGGCGCCCCGACACCTTGAATAAAAGTCCATAGCCATTTCAAGTAATCCATTGGTTCCTGTTAGAAGTTGAGCCAGCATCGCTGACAGTATTAGGGTTTCATAGTGGTCATAAATAAGGTTACTACCTAGCGAAACGTCCATGTACAAGCAAATGTGTGTGACCCAGGCGCCGAACAGAATCAGAGCTTGCGTTTTGCCAAGCAGGTTCCACCCGAAGCGATACAGCAGGTTGATCGTGAGAAGCTCTAGAAAGCCATACCAAGCAGGAAGCCAAGCCGAGTCCATCCTATCGAACACAGCAGCCCCTAGCATGATGTTAAGGAAGCAGGCAAAGGTCAGAACATTCCAAACGTTTCTGTTCCTCAACGGCCCGAAGACCGCGAAGAACATGCAAACGAATAGAAATATGGTGTTGGATAGCTCGTAGGGCATTGGTTAATTGGCAATTCGCAACAACTTGAATCCTGACCCGCCACTATCAGCAGCCCCAACGGTGACACGCTCCATTGTTGCATTGTCGATATCATAGATAAACAATCTCGTGTCGCCGGTTGTTGTAGATCCATCGACCTTAATCCCATCGACAATCCCTTCAGCCACATTCGCCCCTTTTAAGCTAGCCGTTCCGTTTGCTGCTCCACTGGTCTTCGATGTGGTCTCAAAGAGCACTTCTCCAGCGTCTACGATGTAGGTATTGGCTTGGTTCGCCTGACCTCTAATCCCTACCGCGCTAGTCGCTCCGGTTCCTAGATTCAGCAAAAACTGATATACCGCTAGATTATTGACACCCGTAGCGCTCAACTGGCCTAAGCCGTCCTTGGTTAGGTTTGCCCCTGGAATTCCTCCGGCAGTTGTAAGAGGAGAGAATTTCATTCCTCCTAGCGGGCTGAATATCCAATTGCGATGCCCTCCGATCAATTCAGATACGGTGTTCTCGTCCACCGATGCCCCCGCGAAGATTCCCGACTTAACGCAATCAATGGTAAACTCGAATTGAACGCCGTAATAAGTGAATTCAACATCAGATGTACTGTTAGAGATGAATATCTCATCGGTTGCGATTATGTTCACGGTACAGTTGGGACCATCAACTCTAACCCATCGCTCATCCAGAGGATTGGTAGCCGAAGTAATCAAAACCATATCACCATCCTGAAAGGCTATTCCATGAGCGGTCTTGGTGATAAGAGCATTACTTGCAGAGATGCTAGCCCCGGTGATCGCAGCCTTTAAGAAGCTGCTTCCACCTGTATTGGTTCCATCCTGTACGGGAGTTCCCGCAGCGCCTCCTTGCGAACCTGGGTCCCAATACGTCTCATGAAAGTCGCAGCTCTCACAGTCTCCGAATACAACCTTGCGGAGTTTCTTCGCTTCGATATTCCCATTGAAAAACTTGATGTTGTCCACTGAGCGAAGGGGAGAGGCGGAAGTACCCAGATTAACCCCAACAGATCCGATATTGTCGCTCCAGTTGAGCTGATTATAAATGTTCCGGGCGCCGTAGAAGGTGAGAGCTGAAGTAAACGAACCAGCAGTCGCGGCGACTTCGAACTCGAAATCCACCAAGCAATTTTGCCCAACTAGCTTCCCATGTTCCTGAACCGAGCACCCAGTTGCATCGCCTAGGAAGTGATAACCTTTCCCGAATCCCAAAACGACGGCATAAACTCCCATAGAGGAGAAATCTATTACATTCCGAAACAGGATGCCAGTTTGGGTTAGAGCTGTTGCGGCTGCTATGGTTCCAGTCGTGTCATGGGTACGGGTGACTTTTAGCGTTCCCTCCATCGATGCGTCAAACAAAGCCGGAGTTCCTGTCAATGGTCCGAATGTGAGAGCGGTTCCGGTTGCGGTTCCGAAGCTCAAGGTGCAGCCGTCGAATTGATAGATTGACCGGTCGGTGTTGAGGTTTATTCCTGAGTCGATCTTGTAGGTTCCCGTGGGGAAAACAAGCCGATCCCCAACCGAAAGCGATGCTTCAGCTAGGCCGATGATGGTTGCCGCATCTACTGAACCACTATTATCCGCTCCGAATTGGAGAATATTTCTCTCGTCATTATACCAGAGCGCTTGTGCCTGAACGTTCGTAGATGGACCGGTTACATCGATGAACACGCCACCGTCTGCCGTACCTGTCGCCGCCGTTACGATCTCGTAACGATTGCCGCCTTCGGCTCCGTCTGCGTATTCCGCAGTCTCTACGATGTCGCCAACCACTAGGGATCGCCTCGCTACCATCTCCGCAACGGTAGCAACCTGAATTGTGCGTTTGTTTCCTGTTTGTGTATCTATGATCGTCGTCATTTTATTGTTCTTGTGGTTGTTCTGTTGTTGAAAGTGATTCGGTTTCGATTTCGTTTAAAAGCTGAGTCATTGCGCGAGAGGCTGAAACAGATCCTATTTTCTGCTTCCTAATCTCTGCAACACGTTCTGTCCATTGTGGATCGAAGAAGGCTTCGGCCATTGCTTTAGTCCGTCTGTCGAAAGTTGAATTCCGGAAAGCATCGCTGGCTGTTTTCGATGGCTGCAAGAACGCTCCTATTGCGTTTGCTATACCTCCCCTTAGCTCTTCCTTGATCTCACCTCTTGCGGCTGTCTGAGAGCCTGTCGCGCGTCCTAGTTGAGCACGTTTGAGAGCAGTAACCAGGAATGAAAGGTTTTTGCGTTGATTCGGATTGAGCGAGTTACGGAGAACTTGAAGCTTCCCTTGCTGGTTAAGCCCAAGCGCCCGAATCAATTGCCCTGGGATGTTCTCAACTGTTTCCGTTGCAGATTCCAGAATGTCAGGTTTGGCCGTAAGCATCCTGCGTTGCATTTCAACACGAAGCAGATCGTTCCATGCTTGCGGGTCTTGCCTTTCGATTGTGGCTCTAATCCTGCTGATAACCTGCGGGTTCGTTTCGGCTGAATCGAAGACCGTCTTTGAAATGTTCTTCAGGTTCGGATCATCGAGCTTTGAGATCCTGCCAATGATTCCTTCGGAGAGTTGTGCTACTGCTGGAGATTCCGCCGTAAAGACTCGCCTTGCTTCTTTGTATGCGTCCGATGCTGTATCAATCTGCTCAAGCAAGAGCCCTTGAACCTCTATTAATTGGCGTTTGGTCGTATTCCCTAAAGAACCTTCTCCCACCTTTGCAATCATCTGATCGATCTCCACTTTTGCGTTATGAAGCTTTTGCAGATTTGGCTGTGTGATGGTTGTTGATGGAGGCAGTACGATGTTTCCTTTGGCATCCAATATCGGAGAACCTGGATCTGATACTTTTTTGCCTGATAGGAATTTGGATATGCGAGAAAGCGAACGCTGAACCTCTCCACCATCTGGAAACGCTTCAAACCTTTCACTGATCGAATCCCGAACAGGCGTTAGATTAACAGGAGGGTTTTCACGAAACGCCTGATTGTAAAGAGGTGATGCCCGTTCTGATCGTATCGTCTTCTGTGCTTCCACTGCTCTTTCCGATGCCGTTCTAAATTTAGTAGCTGCGTTTTCAACAACGTCCGATGGAGCTATTGAATTAAGAAAGTCTGTCACTGCGTCTGCCGCTTGCTCGTTCTGAGTCCGGAGAGCCTTGATTGATGTTTGAGCGCCTGCCGGTAATTGGGAAACGAACGATTGCCTCTCAAGCTGAGAAGGAACCAATGTTTCTTGAGCTTTGAATAGATCAATGCCTGTTTCCGCTCCCGCTTCCTGTCCAGCAGCAATCAAATCCGCCGATTCAGCCGCTTCCGTTCCTGGTCGTAGGGCTCTCCGTCGCCTAAGTGCTGAAACGCCTTCACCGATGCCCTCACCCACTCCGGCAAGAGCTGTTTCAATCGCAACCTCTGAAGGCTGGAATTCACCACCTAGAGCAGCGCTTCCTATTTCCGATGCCGTTGCGGTTAATGCAGCGCCCCCTGCTTGAGTTGCGATCCTTCCGCCTAATCCGGTTCCGAGTCCAGCCGCAAGACCACCCGCCGCACGAGTTGCAGGAGTGAACTTGGCCATCTCCGTAGCGATCTTCAAAGCGTCAGTTGTGTCGAACCCTGGAGGATTTAAAACACCCTCACGGCCATCTGGAAACTTGCCGATGATGTTTCCCTTAGTGTCGAATCTGAAAGTGGCCCCAGGTACGATCTCCTTGATCATCTGTACCCGCTCTTCTGGACTCGATGCCGTTAGAACAGCAGCAGCTCTTTTGAGGTCGGTTCCTAGACTCAAATTTAGCTGACCCAAACGCGGAAGGGTTCGAGTCTCTTCTGTTTCCCTCCGTTTTCCAGTGAAGAATTCAATGATATTTCTCCTGATTGTTGGATCTGGCACAAGCGCTTGCTGCTCGCCTACCGTTAGGCTTTCGAAGTCCCGCCCTATATCTTTAGCTGATGCGCGTTGCTCTGCCAGTATCTCTTGGCTTACACCTTGATCTTGTTCCGCTAAAGACTGCTGAAACTGTTCCTGAGTCATTCCTTCCGGAAGCGAGATCAGCGGAGCAACATCTGGCCGATGAACTAACTTTGGAGTGACAGAAGGCGGAACTTGAGGAAACTCCTGCGAGGTCGCAACCGTAGTGACCTGTTCAGGTTGAGTGAACGGCACTAGTGGATCGTTAGCTTGTAAAACAGGCTGGGCCGCTGGTTGCTGCTGAATCAAAGCCCGAATATCCGCCGCCGATTGAGGAACCGCAGCAGGTGCCTTGGACTGAGTTATCAAGTCGCGTATGCTCGCCGCACTGAATGCAGCAGCTCCCTTTTCTGGCTTTTTGCCGTTAGTCGCCATTATTAAAATCCTTCTTGTGCCATTGTTGCCGCGGCTTCTTCCTCTGAACTTCCCGCGGCGATCAACTCTCTAAAACGCTTTGTGACCGCCGAGTCATCCTGCCGTGATTCGGTGTTAAACTGTTCCTTCCATGCCTTGAACATTCCGCGGGTATTTCCCTCTTCAGAGATCCAATCGGCTTTGAAGGTGTTGAACTTGCCGTTTATCTGCTCAATCTTTGCCAATCCCCGAAGGAATGCCGCGGTTGTTTTGGTGTCTGCCGTATCCTTCAGGAATCCAGAAAATGCAATTTCGATATCCTTATCCGACGCAACGCCAGGAGGAAGATTTTGCATAACCTGATTGTTCACTATCTGATTATATCGTTTCCGGACGCGGGTTAGATCGTCCTGTGTACCAAGGAAGCTCACAAACGCCTCTCTAGCCTTACCTGCGAAACCTGTCTTGATCGTCTCTGGGTCAAGGTTCTCAAATTCGCTGGCTATACTTAGAAGCTCACTTACCGCGGTGTCTGATGCTTGAGCTGCATCCTGAGAATCAATCAAAGCTTTCTCCGCGGTAGCACTAAGCTTACCGGCAATACGAGTTTGCTCTGTGGTGGCCAAATCGAACTTTGCTTTTTCTAGTTCAAACCTCTGCTTTGGCGTTTCCTTTTCTGGCGCTTGAACTTCAGGGAATGCGAGCCCCCCTGTGTCTAGGAACCTACGCCGTCCTGTGACATCCGTTGCCGTTGATCGTGTCGCTCCTGCCTGACCTCGACCAACGTCTCCAAACTGCTGTGCTATCTGTAAAGTCGCCTGTGCCGCCTCTCTCCTCTTCACTGGGTCGAGCTGAAACATTCCCGCCGTATCCTGAGTATCGATGTTCCTCGACTCCAGATCAGCAATGCGAGCATCCAAGAAAGCATCTTGCCCCGCAATGTCGCCTTCCGGAATTGCTAGAAAGTCAGCAGCAGCCCTTGCCATGTCCGAACGTTGTACGCGGTCAAGAAACTGAGTCGTTTCCGCTTCCTGGGTCTGAAGCCCTAGCTCTTGCCCCCTCGCCTGTACTTCCGCCGATCTACGACGAAGAGGAGAAAGCTGCTGATTCTCTATGAAATTAGAAACCTGCTGAGCGCCCCCGAATATTCTGCCAATTGGTGTATTTGTTCCGTTAGCCATGATTAAAATCCTCCTCCACCAAATGCGCCCAATGCAAGCGATTGGAATCCTTCGAGTCCTGATTGGAATGCACCCGCTTTACCTATCTGCCCTTGTGCTTGAGCCCGTCCTATGCCTCCTGCTATTTGAGCTTGTCCACTTGCCGCTTGACTGCCTACGCCTCCAAGCGTTTGTGCTGCTCCAAGTCGTTGACCGGCCAAAGCTCCA